ACCCCAAGGGTTGGGAAGTTCCATAGTGCTGGTCGCTACCAGTACTGTGCACGTGCGCACACGTGTGCTGAGATGGATATGCATTTGCACTCTCTTTTTGAGGAGTGCAATGAATGCCGGATAAGCGCCGGCCCTCCTTCTCAGAGATTTTCCCCCCTCTTCTGTGGGCCCCTAAATAGGGGCAGATTGTTTCTTGCAGTCCCCCCCGAGCGTCTGGCTCTACCGGACCTGCAAATGCACTTGCACTCCATTTTTGATGAGTGCACTTGCTATTCAGGGTATGTAGCTAACACCCTTAGTTATGAAGCACCTTCCACTAGGGATTGTGCCATCGTTGCTAAGAGAGAGGGCGTGCCTATAAAGCGCGTTCATGCTCTCCTCTCTTGCTGGGACCGTATTTTGGAAGTCCCTACCGTGCGGCCACCCCTTTTTGAGCGTGGTTGGCGCAAGAGTATTAAGAGCATTTGTGCTGCTCATGCTCTTTGGGCTCAGTCCCAAATTTCTTCTTGTGAGCCCATGGATATGGATGTGCACCCACTATTTTGTGGGTGCCCTGAATGTGAGATAAATTCCTCTCACCCTCCATTGGGTCCCACAGCTATTTCTTTGTCTGGACCGCCTACGCTTTTTACTAGTAGGCCCAGGCGTCTTCTCCCCAAGTATATTGGGAACTCTTTAGTGTACACGCCCGACAAGTGTGTACATTGTAAAAATGAGGCAGAGCTGCCGGTATCGGTGGCTGAGCGCGAAGCCTACTTAACCATCACGGGTAAGTATGGCATATGCCTATGCGGGGGGCCGAGGGTTGTTAAAACTCTCCAACCCTCCTCCACCTACACCTACGCTGCGCGCTGTGGGTGGAAATTTTTGAATCCTGTCAGATATCGGTACGCGACTTACGAGGAGGATTATTCCTCTCTCATGCGTGCACTGGACGTGCTGCAGGATAGTTTTGTGATAGAGCAGCCTCGCTCGAAAATTGAAATACGAGGCCTTCTTCGGTACGTGGTGCGAGCTCCCGCACCCCCTACCGAAGATGAAGATCTCTTCCTAGATGCGCCTCTATATTTGCCGGCGCAATCTGGGATAGGAGCTAATGTGCAAACTCTTCATCAGAGTGAGCCAAGTGGAACTGCACAAGCTCCCTTCCAGGGAGTGAGTCGACCACTTGGCGCGTCTGATGGGGCTGTGGCCACACAAGCTCCTTTCCGCCAAGAAGCACGCCAACGTTGGTTGGGGAGACGTGCCCACGATCTGGAATCCCAGGAAGATCGCATTCGCAAGATTGCGGACTCCCAAGGAATCTCGTATGCATCCGCAAGGGCTGCATACGGAGCTCCAGATGAAGCTGTGCCCTCACAGGCACCAATTCTACCTCGGCTAGACGAGGCTTATACAAGGGACTCAGTTGTACCCCGCTTTTTATTAGGGCGTACGGCTTCAACGCGCGCACAGCGCACCGTTGATGTGGTCCTAGCATCACCCAGTGTGGATAAAGAGAACCACACTGCCACTTTTTATTTTAATCCTGTGTCTCAGCAGGAAATTGATCGCATGAAATCTAGTGGAAACACTATGGTTTCTATCGATGCGGTTGAGATTGCGATTGACCCGGTTGGTATGCCCGGGGATGATACGGATCTCACCGTATTGGTGATGTGGTGTCAGAATGCTGACCCACAGCGAGCAATACTTGGTGCGTTATCCACTTTCGTGGGTAACGGTTTGGCCCGGTGTGTTTTTTATCCGGGCTTAAAGCTAATGCACCAGCACTGTAGTGCTCCCGATGGCCGTGTTTTAAAGGTCATGATCTCGAGTACTAATTCGACCTTGATTGGAGGGTTGCCCCAGGCACAAGTGTCTATAGGCACCCTCCGACAACACATAGGCCCCGGGCACGATAGAACAATATCAAGGGCCCTTGCAACTGCACAAGTACAGGGTTACAATGTACGTGCAGTGCAACAAGGAAATGCGACTGTCTTCGCGCCCCAGGGAGGACATGTCGAAGGGACCCCTAGTGCTAATTTGCAAATGGGGGCTGGTGAGACTCTCGTGCAGACGGGTGGTACTCATTGGAAGTTGCAACGAGCGGCTAGTGACCGGTTCGTCGTCGAGGGGACCTCACGTACAGTGGGACCACGACGCATGGCCGATGCACGTGTCGATCGGGGCAATTTCCCCGATCAGGGGGCCAGGGGGCAACAACAACCTCCTGTAAATATGACCCTACAATCCGGCATTATACCCGGTATGCATTGGTCTGCTGCCACGTCTTTTAAGTGTGCAGCAGAAGCAGCCGAGAATTCAATCTTGGCTCGCTGGTCCCTGCGCTCGATTATTAGCGAGAGCGGGACCGATGCATGGATCAAGTGGCAACGTGAACAGCGTTCCACCTTCCTTGTAGAAGGTACCATGGCCATGTCTGTAAATATAATGGCTGGTACTACGCTAGGATTAGTGTGTGATGCCTTTAACAGGGCTAAACACTTAGATAATTTTCCGAGCGCTCTGGGGCAAAATATGCCGCAGAGAGTTTTTCCATTGAGCAACCCTCTGGAGAGAAATTTTAGCTTCTCCATGAGTGAGCTGCTCGGGTATACAATGCACCCTCACGCTTCTGCGTTTGAGGACGTGCAATTTATTCTTTATGTCCTCAACACCAATGATGTTGCTTGCGCAGCAGAATGGGGAGGACACATTCTTTGGCAAATGAAGGACGATGTCTCCGAGCCTTATGAGCTACAGTTGCCTGTAGTTCCTAGGGACGGGGCTCGCCTGGATGTCTGGCGG